CGATGCCGCGCTGTTGATGATGTACGGGATGCCATCAATCGTGCCAGCATTTCCGCGAGTTACAATGGTATGGAAAGGCTTGCCGTCGTCGTGCGGAGTTGGCGCGATTATACGGCTCACCCGTACTTTTGTCAAAAATGCTTCGATAACAGTAATTTTCATATAAATCACCCTTTCATAATGTATGGCCGCATATCAGCGGCCCTATCATATCAATTACGCCTGTGCAGCTTTCTTCACGCGGACAAAACCGTTATAAGCCACGACATTCCCGCCGGCATAAACTTCGCCGCGGTGCGCAATCATGCCCTCTTTGAACTTGTAATCCGTCGAACGCTGGACATCGAGATCCGAGAACACAACCAGCTTATAGTTGCTGAGGGAACCATACGCCATGCAATATGCTCCTGTAGCAGTTGCCGCCGCGGATAGGGCCGATGCCGCGCTGTTGATGATGTACGGGATGCCATCAATCGTGCCAGCATTTCCGCGAGTTACAATGGTATGGAAAGGCTTGCCGTCCGTCGTGCGGAGTTGGCTAAACGCTTTCAAATCAGCTTTATTCAAGAGCAGCGTTGCCTGATCTTCGACTGCTTCATCGCCGCCATAGGAGAAAATGATCTCATTGAGCGTGGTATTGCTAATCGACGCAATCGAAAGGTCCGTTTTTACATCAATTGCCGTTGCCGCTGTTGTCAAAATACCAACGAGATGACCGGCGGATCCCGTACCGATAAGAATTTCCTTCGCCAGCTTTTTGCGGGCTGAACGGGTAATGCCCTGCATGACAACACCCTCATAATCAGCTGCCGGCAGTTTTTTGATTTCATTTGTGATTTCGCTGTAAGCCGTGACTTTTGTCTTGCTGATATCAGCATAGCCAAACTGCACATCGGTATCAGATGCAGCAACGCCTTCATCCGTATACGCACCGTCTGGAGTCGCTTTTTCATACGGCTGGCTGAAGGACTCGCCGCCATTGAGTGGGAGCTGATCAACGCCATCCAATAAGCTGGAAACCTGCACAAATGTACCGTTGATTGTTCCCGATGCAATTTTCGGAATTACAATACTGCCGGTAGCCACCGTCACCGAACGGCCTTCCATCAAATCCTTGCCGCGTTTTTCCCGGGCAGATGCATCATTGGCAGCACGCTCTTCGGCCGTCACCATTCCACCGCCAGGCACCGGTGTAAATCCTTTTCCCGGGGTAAAGCTTCGCTGTTCCGACGTCAACTGATCCGTATTTACTGCAGCTGTGCGGGCTTCTTCGCCCTCGGCCGAATTATCAGCGCAGCCATCAATCAAGCTGCGCAGTTCTGAGATTTCAGCATTAACGGCTTCCATCTGGCCATTGATGCTGCGAAGTTCTGCAACATCCTCCGACTTATCGGATTTTGTCACCAGCGCAGCACGCGCTTCTTCTTTTGCTTTAAGCATTTTTAATAACTTATCTTTCATTATTAGATTCCCCCTAAAATTTTGTTTTTGAGTTTATATATATCAACCGCATCGGAGTTCCCCAACCCCTGTGACCGTGCGTTATCCAACGAACGTTTGGCATTCTCCAATGCCGCTTTGTCACGAGCGCTAATATCCGTAAGATCATAGGCCGGCGAGTTTACCGCGCTGACCTCATAGACTTTGGCAATCTTTAAAATGGTCCTGGTCGGCATATCCGTATCCAAGCTATCCCATTTATCTTCGGCCACACAGAAGCAGAAACTCATACCAGAGATATCACCGCGGTCAATGCTGGAATATACCTGCCGCGCTTCGCTGTTGTTTTCAGTGTCGAGATCAGCACTGACTGACAGGCCGACATTATCGATGGACAGGCGCATGGTGCTGCTGCTGTTATTTCTCCGACTCCTGGCCAACGGAATTTTTTGCATATCGTGATTCACAAAAAAGAGGACATCGTCGAAATCACATCCGTCGAATGCCCCCCTTGCAATTATTTCGTTGTACCAGCTACCAATATTTGTCATAGAATCAAATACTGCCGCATGACCTTCTAATCTTCTAGTCCCTTCATCTGCAATTTGCGGTACCGCTCGAAAATCTGGAACGTTAAAACTGCGATGAACAATCATTGCTTTGTCGATGTTATTCTGTTTTCCCACCACTATCATCCTTTCCTGGCTTAACTTTGCCACTCGCTGCCATATTCAGCTGATACGTATCAATAATTTGCGTACTAACGAAATTCAAGGACTGTAATCGCCGGTCTCCACTATCAAATGGCTCGTCACCAAACATATCACGGATTTCATTAAGTGTTTTTAGTCCTGTATTTGTTGCCAAAGTAGCCAAAGCAATCTTATTTGCTGTCGACAAGTACGCGGTTTTGCTGTAATAACCCCGAACCCTATGGCCGACATCCTGCTCTCGCTGCGTGAATAGACAAGCCGACATGCCTTGTTCTAGCTCTGTAATAAAATCTTCCAAACAGGATTGATAAAAAGCCCCGTGCTGTTCTGCATCATAATCACCAGACAGTAGAGCTTCCGAAATACCATAGCGTTCTCGAATAACCCCTTTTAATACTTTCATTACTTCTGGATCAATTTCCACCGGCTTCATACTTACCGGTGTAAAGTCACCGCCGAGATCCGTTGCAATAATACCAATGGCACTGGTTGCGATATGTGATTCAAAATCATCCCGTGCCTTTTTCAGTTTATCTGTATCCAGCATGGTCTTACCGCTGTATACGCCATTAATCTTGAGACTTGCTTCCAAAGCTTTTGGCAATCCCTGCATGACCTTATCCAGTGTACTGATTGCTCCTAGCAAATCTTTTGTATCCGGCCGACCAAAATCATTACCACCACCAACAATGGTATTCTTGCCTCGACGCCATCGCAGGTGAACAAGATCCTCATAGGGTAATATATCTGAAGTACCATCACGCCAGTAAAATTTTATTTCCCATACCTGTCCATCCTCATCCTGCCCAATTTCGATATTGGTTGGATTCAATGGCCAAAACGCTGTATATTTTCTTACGGGGTTCCCATACACATCATAGACAATGTCATATTGCGGATAAATAAAGCAATTGCAGTCTTTCCTCCTAAGCCATTCACAACAAGCAAGAAAGTCTTTTGTCGTTTGCAGAGGATTCGGTTTAAAACGAAACAAACGCGTAATATCATCATTTTGCTGTTTGATAGAACCCGGCTTTTGTACTACTGACATGATATCGATTTTACTGATTTCTGTAGCGATTCGATCGATGCAGTTATTTACCTGATCACTCATATAGACATCTTCGCCAAAGGACGAAAAAATAGCCCGCCCATCATTTAAGATTGCGGACAATAATTTTAACTTTCGTTTTGTCTGATAACGATCAAAGGCACTCTTCAAGTAATTGAATACCAACTCATCACCTCCCTAAACCATACTCATGTATTCCGATTTATAACGACTATATGCCGCATAGGCAATAAAAAAGCCTAAAGCGCCATCAATGCGGTTCTTCGATTGCCCTTGCCGCTTAACCGGCATGATGCGCCCGATATTATCCATCTTTACCGACACGTTTTTCAAGCACCAACGGTCAATTTCATTATCGTTATAGACCAGCTTCTTAGTCTTTAAATCTGACTCAACAATCCGCATTGGTCCAGATAATGCTGCATAATCCATTCGAATCTGTTCCAATATTTCTTCACCAAAATACTCGGTGACAAGCCGCTTGAAATCTTTAGCATGCCAATTATCATAGCCAATCTTAAAAGGAATCATCTTGTATTGCGTATATAGTCCATAAAACCATTGAGCAACTGCGAGCGGATCCACTTCACTGCCTGGACAAATAGTAACCAAACCTTGCTTGGCCCACTCTCGATAATTTTTCTTTTCAGGATTTAGCTTATTCTCGTCTTCTAATACCGCATCGGCTTTTTCTTCCGGAATAAAATACATGGCCATAGACCGCATTTTGTTGGCATCGCTATCCCATACAATTGCTTTTGCACTGCACAAATCAGTTGTTTCGGCAAAATCAAGACCACCTATATAGCGTTTACCGGTTAAAATAGCCGGGTCAAACGTTTCAACGTTTGTAACATCACCTTCTGTCAGCCAAGCCGCCGCTGAATTTTGCTTGATATTAAAATCCTTGGCCAGCATATACGCACGAACCGAAGTTTCTGTCCGAGCCTCTTCAACCAAACCATCGAGATAGGACCATTTTTTACTGACACCAAGATTCGGATTCGATTTTACCCAGCTTGCCCGATTCTGCCATATTTCTTCTTCGGAATCCTGTGTATAGAGCCACACAAGCAATCGATCATTTTCTTTTTCCTTTTTCAAAACATGCCGAGCATAGGCAAGACGCTTATCCAAATAACCATCTTCCGTGAAACCTTCTGTCGTAATCTCAACCATTAACGGTTCTAGCTTTGTAGACATAGATTGTTTGATTGGCATGACAAGCCCGTCATCCGCCATCTCATGCACTTCGTCAATCATGGCAAAATCAATGTTCTTCCCTTCCTTAGCTCCCGTCTTCATCGACAATTTTTTGATTTTCGCCTTGTTCTGATAACTGAACTTTCCTTTTTTCTTTTTCTGCTTAGGATTTCCCATGAAAATGCCTTTTATGTTTTTCCGACTGACACGATCTAGGCTCTTGGATTCCTCACGCATATTATTGATTTCTTGGAAGATGATATCGCTTTGCTCATAATCGTTGGATGCACAAAGAATATTGGTTCCCATCTCCCCACAGAAGAATTCACAATTGCCCATGGCTGCAGCTAAAGAACTTTTTCCATTTTTTCGACCAATAATCAATAACGCTTCAACAAACCGGCGCACCCAAAGACCAAATTCTTCATCAAAAACCTTAAATCCATATGCAGCCTCGATAAACGCTTTTTGCCAAAGCTCCAGAAGAAAAGGCTTTCCCGCAAAAGGACTTATCGAATGCTTACATTTGGTTTCGATAAACCGGATTCGTTTATGCGGTTCATTTAAATCAAAACGGTACCGCTCATCCTCTAAATCCTCCAACAAATTGCTTAGACACCGCATCAGCTCTTTACCTACGGTAATTTCACCCGAATAACATTTTTCATAATAGGTGAGAAAATATGATTCCGGATATTTTTCCTTAAATGCATCCACCATGGTGCAAACCTCCTTGATTCCCTATTGCAGATGATTGCTCATCTGGATCGCCACCTTTCATTCAAACTCTTTCATGTCATCATCTTCATCATCAACACTTTTTCCGAGGACACCACTGAGTTTTGCAATATAATTTAAATAATTAGCCCTGACTTTGATAATCATGCGACTGACTGGCAATTCTTTTTGCATACTAGGATTGTCCGGATGTACTTTTACAAGACCCGTCTGACGAACTATTTCATTGAGCCTGTCCAGCTCAACACGCAACCGAGCCGATTCCCAAAGTGCACCATCGACCAAAGCCAGCTGCTTTTCATCCACCCCATCAAAAAGTGCTTTAATTCGTTTATATTCTTGCTGTGGCTCCATTGCTCTTCCACCTTTACTTTTGCTTTCGGAAACTTTCGTTCAAAAAGTCAATTTTTTGCCATATATCACAAATGGGTATAGCCCACGGTCTTATGCGGCAAAAAAAATTTCACTCGGCCGGGGGGGCCCCTTCGCACTCTTCCCACCATCTATGAATGTATTTTTTCCATTCATCAGCGAATGGGCCTAACAGCTCCGCCCTTGCCATGCATTCAAGCTCCGTAGAGCGACTGTAAATAACCTCCGCCCCTAAACGGCTTGCCAGCGCTTCCCTTTCTTGCTGACGCGGATATCCACCAATCACATACGCATCATTCCATCCACCATATCGAGTCCGAATATTATCCACTAATAAATCTCTCACTTGGAAGATATTCTTTCGTAGATTATTCGGCTTATCGTAGAGGCAGCAACCAGAAACCGCCATATACAGTTGATTCATTTCCACGATTAAATCGCCGCGCTTTTTCAACTGATTGACCAGAGATGTCTTTCCACTACACGGTGAACCATATACGAGAAACACATTTCGCGTTCCTTTTCCAAACCGCTGATGCTCTTGGTTATGGCAATCGGAACAAATCAATTCTATGTTATCCGGATTCAACGCAATCATGGAATTTGTCACATTCTCTGGCGTCAATTCCATTTTATGATGACCAATCAAACTGGACGTATTCACCATAATCCGCCCACACCGCTGACATACAGGCCCTCTCTCTTGTATAAGGCTTTTTCTTAAACCCACCCATGATTTCGATAAATATAACTTTCTAGCCCATGATTCTGCCATATTACCATTCCTTCAACTTCAGTTCTTTTTCTCGTAACTGCATGACCGATTCATCATACTTGCGCTTATGCTGGTCCATAGGATTCATACAGAAATAATCGCTTAACCATTCCAATGCTTTCATCTGATTCTCTAGCTTTATCCCAACACCAAACTGTGTTGGCTTGATTTCTGCAATAATGGATCCATCCACCATATTGCTGTTCATGACATATACCTTATTGTCTTTAATCACAGCAAAATCAGTGATATCGGCAAATGCAATCTTCATATAGCGTTCGACGATATCTTCCTGGTCAATGAACAATCCCTCATTTCGAATTTCCTTCAACCGTGCAATCTCAGCCTTAACACGTGGCTTGACAAGTAATTTAGGTCCTTCGGTGTTCGCGGTATTATAGGTGCAATCATATGCTTTGTAATACGCCTGTGTTGCATTATGGTTTTTCATCCAATATATGCAAAAAAGCTTTTGTCCTTCGGTGAGTTCTTCATTTGCTTCGACCGATCTGACAATAGCCAACTGCACGCGCTTTTCTTTCGTGGATTCTTTTTTTCCACTTTTCATTTTTCCACTTTTCGCATTCGTGGATTTTCTACTTTTCCCGCCCGCCGTGAGTTCTTCCCAATTATCCTCTCGCCGCCAGTTAGATAGCTGTTTTTCTGATACGCCAAGTTCTGCAGCAATATCTTTATTCTTCTTTTTTCCTTTTGAACTTTTCCAAATCAAAAAGGCTTTATCCCTATTGGGACTTCTTGCTCTTGGCATGATCTAATCACCACCTTTATTTACGGCATAAAAAAAGCACCCTCTTAAGAGTGCTTTTTGCTATTATTAAGCTTTTTGAAAGATACGTCTACCCGCCATTACTTGAGGGTAATCTGACCAACTTGCATTGGCAATACCAATGACTTGACGAGAAATTTCATTAGCGCCCCAAAGTATCAGTTTAAACTCTTTTTTCATTTGGTATTGGTGCGGAATATAAAACATGCATATTTTCCCATACAGATCCATCAGTCAAAATAATTTTTTCAATGAATCCAAGATTAGCTCCCATGCGAATAGAGAATTCAATTTCATTCATTCTGCAACACCGGCTTTTAAGTAATTATCCGGAACAAATTTATTTAGAAAATAAATCTGTCCTTTTCCTGTTACCTTCGGCGTTTTACTGATTGAAGTGTACCCAGAATGAGCAACCGTTGTTTCTTTAATAACGAATAGACCTAGATTCATTGATTTCTGCGTTGGCATGTTATAGTCTGTTCCTTTACGGCAAATGAGATATTTATTATCCCTTAGCCATTGAAATAATCGATTCTGCCCTATTGCAATGCCATTTTGACTAATCAACTTTGCCAGCTCACTAATGAGAATATTCGTATGGCTGACACTTACAGAATTTGCGAAAACGATCTTCGGTCGATCAGTTTCAATTTGTTTTTCTGCTGCTTCGCGCTTTTGGCGTTCCACCTTAAGATTTGTGGCGATTTGTATAATAGTATCTGGATCAGTTAGGACTTTTTCGATAGTGTCAGCTGTCATATAGGTCCCATGTTTGCGAATCGACGGAATGACTTCGTGAGTGATCCATCGCTTGAATGATTTGGCTTCCGGCTTCCGGCTACCAAGAACGAGTGAGTAAAGGCCGTATTCATTAACGGCATATACCTCGATCATCTTATCTTTCGATTGCGGGTGGTCGATTTCAATTCGACTACCTTCGTCCAGGTCAAGTCTACCAACAGCCTTACCCGTATCAGACAGTTCCAATACATCACAAATATCCTTTGCTATGAACCATGGCTCATTTCCTTGTAATACTACTCTGATCTTACCAAACTCTTCATTTTCAAAAATCTGTAACTCATTCATAAATATAACCCTCTTTCTAATTGATTTTTTTTAGAATTTGGGTTACAATAAAACCAGTTGTGAGGGTTGCTATTGTAACCGCGGACCGTTTGTCTTTGGCGAGACAGGCGGTTTTTTTATTTTGAAACGCATGTTTCATTGATAGAACGATCTTTCATTAATGTTGGCTGTTTTTTCTTTAAATCTTCATAAATTAGTCTGCCAATATAATGCATAACGCTTACACCATTTATAGCACAATGATATTTTAGAACTGCACCAAGATTATCACCCAGTTTTATATTTGGTCTTATCATATTTATCACCTCCTTGTTTTTAAGTATAGTCATTTTACGTACTTTAGTCAATAGTAGTTTAAACGTAAAAACAAATTTAGTTTAAACCATTTTGGTGTATTGCTCTAAACAATTAACGTTGTTATACTATTTATAGGAGTTGATATATATGTCATCATTTGGAGATAAACTAAAAAAATTACGCGAAGCTAATAATATGACACAAAATGATTTAGCTATGAAGCTAGGAGTTACTCAAAGATTTGTTAGTTATTACGAAAAAGGCACATCCCATCCCTAATGATCCTGCTATCCTTAATGCTTTAATAGCTATTTTTAATGTAACATTAGATTACCTCCTATTAGACAAAGAATCTGCCGATTCAAATAAAATAGAATCTAAATTACATCGTCAAATAAAAAAACTTACTGATGAAACCAACAATAAACTTATAAAATGGGAAGCATTATCAGACTGTGATAACAATGGAGAGGAATTTGGTTTTGTTGATACATTTATAAAAAACTTACCTCAATACAAAACCAATAGTCCTGAACTTGATCCAAATCACTCTTATATTTATTGGCGACAAGGCGGTGCTTATCTCATTATAAAAACATTGTTATCCGATGAAAATCTTAATCATCAGTTTTTCGATGTAGCATTGCTTATAGAATATAATGAAAATCTGCATTATATGGCGAATACTAAAAACATCCAAACTTTAGATGATTTGTACCTTGCAGTCACCAACACAGCCGCCGGACTTGATGAATTTATAGATGCTTATTTGAATGATGATTGGAAACGTGACGATTCTGAGATTCTCTTTTAATACCTGCTTTATACCTCAAACCATGTATTGTCAGTTCCGGCTGCTATACTGATAAATCCTTTCACAAAACAAATTATCTAAAATATTATTTCTTAAAAAATTCATTTCCAACAACTCTTAACAGCACCCTTTAATAGGGTGCTGTTATTTTTCAGACATATAACAGGCATGAAAAAAGCACCCCGAAGGATGCTTTTAAATAATTATTTTTAGAATTTTAAAGTTACACCTAAACCAAAGCCATTGTTTTCAAAATCCAATGCCCCACCATTTTTGAATGTTGCATTATCTTCTTTTGTATAACGGTAATATACATTTAAATCCGCATTTTCCGTTAGTGGATGGCTAATACCTAATTCACAATTGACCAAATCATCACCAGCTGCAACTGTACCCCATGCATTCAAAGAAGTACCTAATGGAACAGTTGTAGTAATACCAACTTGTAACTTGTTTTTGCTGTTATAATCATCTCCCGTAAGATTCCCTGAAAATCTATTAACACCAACAAATGCATCTGTATTTGGCGTCAATTTATAAAGCGCATTGAGTTCTTGCATTTGCACATCATTAGCCTCAGCTTTCAAATTATGATATTTGTACTGAAGAGCAATTTTATTCGAAATGCCCGTGGTAACGCCTGCATCAAGATTTGTTTTTGTATCCAGGTCGTATCCATTCAATGCAGTTTTTGAATTAAAGGCACCTATATCTACAGATGTTTTTCCTTTTTCAATATCTGTTTGTGGAGATGCAAATGCCGTTGCCGCCGAAACAAGCAACAATCCTGCTGTTAAAATACATGCTTTTTTCATAGTAATCCTCCTAAAAATACATTTTTGAAAAGTATCTTAAGAGAATTTCTATATAAAAACAATTTCTCCTCTTTTTGAATTAATGATTTTTAATTTATTTTTTCTTGTGTGCAGTTATAATTGTATAACTGTGAGCATTCACCGTGAAGATACAGCCCTCTACTAATACATACCAGTTTTTCCCTCTCTTTTCAATGACTGCATCCGGTCTCTGAATTTTTTCTTTACACCAAGACACCACATCTGCTGTTTCAATTCTTAAATTATTTTTAATCCGCCCCACACCCGATGTTGTAGTATGCAGCTGATTGATATTTAAAAGCAATTTATTTTCCATATAATCATCTCTTTTATCTTTCCTAAGAAACAGTATTTTGCTCAAAAATTTTGTTTTTGAGCCGGTTGCATTCATCCTTATATTCAAGTCCATAGTCATCTGGTATTAAGTTTAGTCTTATATATACATAATCCGGATCAATTTTTTTATCAAATTTTATGGCCTGCAAATTTTCACTGCCATCATTCATTAGCCCATAACTACAGTCATGATGGCAAACATGCATTTTTTTACTATCATCATAACCCCACTCAATTCTTCCTACTGGCATTAAAATATCATTGCCACAAACATCACACTTTATAATTTTTCTATACTTTGACATTATAATCCCTCCTCGAACACCTAGTAGGATAATTTGACATTTATGTAAAATACCCTTTAATTTATTTGAATCTTTCATAAATTAAAGGACATTTATCCCCCCGCCCCCTCAACTCAATTTCTTTAAGGCTTACTTATGTTTTTGCAAATGTAAGTCAAGCTCGATTAATGTTTTTAGATCATCTACTGAACGAATCACAATAATCCCCTTTTGAAAATCTGCAATCCATTTCGCAATTCCAGCTTGTACAATTCTATGATATTTTTCTTTTGCACTTTTTAACTCGGTATCTTTCCCATAAAACTCTTGTATAACAGCCTCTATATTGGGATTACTTGAAAACATATTATTTTTTTCACTGGTCATATTCGCTAATCTCCTTTATAATGAGATTAGCGAACACTTGTACGGAAAAGAACATCTCCTTCTACTCCAATAGCCATACTTGTTCTTTTCCGCCCAGTTCGTCGACAGGTGCCCTTACGGTACCTGTCTTTTTTCTATGTAAAATTCTGCGTTAAGAAACCTTCACCGCTGTTTTACCAGTAAACTGCTCCCAACGCCGAATAATAACATCCACATAAACTGGATCCAATTCCATTGTGTAGCAAATGCGGCCGGTTTGTTCGGCTGCCATCAGCGTACTACCACTACCGCCAAACAAATCTAATACAGATTCTTCCGGACGGCTGCTGTTTTGAATGGCTCTGGTACAAAGAGGGATAGGCTTCATCGTTGGATGTTCTCCATTTCGAATGGGCTTTTCAACGCGCCACGTAGTCATGAGCGCATCATCTGCCTTTGAGATAATCTCCGCTTCTTTTGTTCGAATAACCATCTGTTCGCCTCCAATTGTAATGCAGACTAAGGTGTCATCCCCATCGGGCTGTAGAACAATGACCGAATCATCATCGAACACCGTGCCTTGCTTACGTCCACCAAAGAATTGGTGCGCACCATCTGGCCTCCACCCATACAAGATAGGTTCATGCTGCCATTGATAATCTTGCCTGCCCATGACAAATTGATTCTTCACCCAGATAAGACATTGCTTTATCGACCACCCCGCCTCTATCATAGCTCCGCGAAAATCACTGCCTGCAGAGTCAGCATGGCAAACGTAAATCGCCGCCCCTGGCCTTACAGACTCAAACATGCGTAAAAAAGCCGAAGTGAGGAATCGTTGAAATTCCACCTTCGGCATGTTGTCATTTTTAATTTTGAGTTTAGCTTCTGTACTTCCTTGATAGTCTACGTTATATGGTGGGTCCGTGAAAATCATTGCCGCAGACTGCCCATCCATAAGCCGTTCAACATCTTCTTTCTTCGTGCTATCGCCGCACATTAAACGATGCCGCCCTAGCAGCCACACATCACCGTTTTTTGCAATCGGCTCGATAATGGTTTCCGCTTCGGCTACTGCATCAAAATGATCATCTTCGACCTTTTCGCTTCGGATATCAGCTAAGAGATTGTCGATTTGCTTATCTGAATATCCTGTAAGGTCCATGTCAATATCCATATTGCCTAAGTCTGCGAGGAGCTGCGCAATAAGGTCGCCATCTATTTCAGCAAATTCAGCAATGCGATTATCTGCAATAAGGTCCGCCCACTCGTCTGCTTCGGAGCTATAGTCTTGCCTATCGACCGGAACCTTACACCTAAGAAGCAACGCCGCCTGCAATCGTCCATGTCCGCGAACAACAAAGCCAGAGCGATTGGATACCGTTACAGGTGTCCGCCAGCCCTGGCTTTTAATGATTTTAGCTAAGAGTTCAATTTGTTTTTTTGGATGCTGGTTTGGGTTACGTGGATTTGGCACCAAGACGGCTGGATCCACAAGCTCTGTGCAAGAGCAATGTACTGGAATTTCTTGCATTTATTCACCTTCTTTTGTTTGAGTTGTTTTTGGATATAAAAAAGCACCCCGGAGGATGCTTAAATATTTTACTTAAATTCCATTGTTCGCGGGTCTATCGGTCCAGATGTCAATATTCTAGCCGGTCCTGGAATTTCTTCACCGCACAAATTGCATTTGTAAATCACCGTCTCAGTATTCCCTCTGACACCATGCATTTCCCCTTTTTTACATTTTGTACAAACTGTTCCTTCCAACTGGTTCATCATAAACCCATCTCCTTTTATTTTATCCAATAACCTTCGGTAAATAAAAGGAATGTCCTGCCAAATATATTTTTTATTCGTGATAAAGTTGATTTGCTTCTTCCTTTATTATCTCCCATTCTTCTTTCAATAACCGCTGCGCCTCTATTCGCAACGAAGCTAATTTTGCAGATAATTCCTGCGGTTCTTTTCCATCTTGTTTCATTTGCATAGTTAGTATAATGCGATTTATTTCAAGCAAAATTTTTTCAATATCAAATTCATTTGGATTTAATCGAAGAAATATTTTATCTACACTGTGAATAAATTTTTTGACAAGATCAGTATTATCAGTTTGTTCATCATCTCGAATAAGAATTTCGGTTCCTATGTCAATTGTGTCTATAAAACAATTTCGCAAATCGTTTAGCCATTTTATTCGATTAGCAGTTATAAGTTCCTTATATGTTGTTGTTTTTTGATTCTGTAGAGTTCTTTCAAACTGCCTTCGTTGTTCCTCAAATGAATCTTTTTGTGAATTAAACTGTTTCTTAAACTGTTCTTTCTCTATTTTTAATTTTCTTGTAGCCATCCACAATGATACCCATGCTGATAAAGAAGTTATAAGTACTGCTTGAATTGTGACATTACCACCAGTCACATATTGAATAATATCCACTACATCATCTCCTCTATACCAATTATATCTCATAGAAGAAGATCTTGCCAAATATTACCCAACATTCCCTCTCAGCTCAATCTCCCTAATCGCCACCATCTTCCTCAACGCCACAAACTGCGCTTCCCATGCCTCAAGCTCTCCCTCGGCAATCGTATATATCGCACTCACCGAATCATACTCATCCTGTGCCTTCACTACTTGTGGATCTAACTCAGCTCGCGCCTTAATCAAGCCGGCGTTCTTTTCCCCCGAAAACTTTACTGTAGCTTTTGCCATAGCCCGTTTAAGAGCTGTCTGTTTCAATGCAACATCCGCTTTATATTCCGCACACTTTTCTGAGACACTGGCCATGCTATTAGAACATATCGCTAGGCTCTGGCTAATCTGCGCAAAGGTGGCATTATCCGGTATTTTAAATTGATTCATACATCGTACCCCATCTTTCTGCGCACCCTACGTTCACATTCTTCTGCAGTAATACCCAAGCGCCGCCCCGCATGCTCAAATAGCTGACCTTGCGTAAGCTTCCCTAAATGATTTGCCCCGTGACAACCTTTTTGCAATGCTGCCGGTCCATCAAGCATAAGTACATTCTCTTCCATATCGGGACCGCCTGCCCCCTTTGAGATAATATGAGCTATTTCAAGATTATTTTCTACACCACATATCTCACAGCATTTGTGCGCCTTGCGGAATCGCCTGAGAAATGACGAATCACGCGGTTTATGTTTTGCTAAGTTCATATTCTCACCTCAATAAAATTCGATACCATTTTCATGGATATCAACATCGATTCCCTCAAGATCTATTTCTCTTTCTTCTGATTTTAAAAATGCTTTACTCTCGTGCCCGTTCCGCTTTTCTCTTATTGCCGGTCCTTAAAAAGATTCAAATACTTCACAGTAAAATAAATTTACTACATTATCTTTCAAAATATCACTTCCATTTGAAGGATTTTGTTATCTTATATTGAAGTCCTACGATGAAAAGAGGTGATTTCAATGGTACACGGAAAAGATCAGCATGTTGTTCCTAATGGTGATGGTTGGGCTGTAAAAGGAGAAGGCAACTCTAAAGCCACTATTATTACATCAACCAAACAGGAAGCTATTGATTACGCAAGAGAAATTTGTAGTAATCAGCACTCTGAATTGTACATTCATAACAAGGATGGCCAAATCGGGCAAAAGGATTCTCACGGATATGACCCTTTCCCACCAAGAGGCTAAGATTTACAATAGGCCGTCTGCCAGACGGTCTATTTTTATACCTCTATTTAATATGGTTCATGGCAACCAACGCCCTTATTTTATTACTTCAATATTCGCTTACGGCTCCCATATGGTACAGGTTCATGAATTATAGCTGTCCTATTATCATCCCACAGTGCCGATATTTCGTTGTATCGACTGACCAGCGCAGAAAACTGCTTATATACGATTTCCTCTACACAATCTTTATTGGGCTTATCCCTTAGAGCGTGCTTTATGATGCAACACTTTTTATAGCTTAGATCAATTTTCATTTTACACGCTCCTTTTGGGCAATAAAATAAGCCACCGGCTCTGTGCTGGTGGCTTTCCCTGTTTCTTACTAATATCATTTTATCACGGAAAACCCTTAATAAAAGGTAACCTTTTTTAAAAATTTCTTTTAAATTTTATTTACGACAAACACTGTACGATCAACAATTTCCTGCCACCACAATTTTATTGTTTTTTCGCTTGCCCATACTTCTGGAATAATAAATCTCTTCTCCATTTCCTCTGCATACCTTCGCTGCGCATACACAACCCAGCCTTTGCGCCCTTTTCCAATATGGTGCAACCGTTCAGACTCCCTCCGAACCTTGATAAATATGTTCTTGCGCTCACCTAATCCACGCTGCACGATCTCAACAGCTTTTAACCAACGGTAGCAAGGATATGTGCTATCGAATTGGATGCCCTTCATCACCGTTTGAGCAGTAGGGTTTCCAACGCCACTACGACCGCCACCCGTATTTTCGTCACGATGTTCTTTATAATGCATAAATTCCTCTTTTGTGTCTAAATAGGATTTTAATTCCTTTTCATAGTTTAGTAAGTAATACTCTGCGTCTTTTTTATCCGATTGTATTCCATCACAAATATACATTGCTTCTTCTGCTGTAGCTAACATATCCTCACCCCTAAATTCAATCTAAACGCACGAATAGGACGGCTATTTACCGTCCTTTCGCATCTCTATTTTTGTTGGTATTTATAATAATCGGTATCCTTTGACACTTTGCTGCCCCTGCTGGGCAATCACCTTGCACATGGACGCAGGACTCGCATTTCTTATCCAGCCGGCATCGTAACTCTTCGCAATATTCTTCTTCACTCACTGCACTATCACCACTTTCATATCCTATGGCTTTATATTATTCAAATCGTTTATAGCCAACGAACCATCCCTGCATTTATCATTTTTCCAGGAGTCTCAAAGCCATGTTTTTCCGCATGTGCGAAGGTAAGCCGCCCCAACGCATTTCCACATATGGAACATACACAACTGCATCCTCTCGAATGATGTTTTGCAAACGGTGGAATAGCCGCGCCTTTTTTCCGTTGCAGTTCAATCGCCTCTGCTTTTTTCAAAGCTATAGCTCCTCGTGTCAATTTCATATCTATCACCTCTCAAAAGGGAATTTCTTCATCCGGCAAGACTTCAGTGCCAAACTGCCCTGCCCCCGAATCGCTACTTTGTCCATTCTGTTGCTTCGATCCACAAAATTCAAAATTAATAACTACAAATTCTGTTATATAACGTTTTGAACCATCTTGCGCGTCATAGCTTCTTACCTGTGCCCGAGATTCCACCAAGATTTGCGAACCTTTTTTAAGATTATTTCCAGCGACTTCACCAAGGGCCTCCCATGCAACAAATGGCAAGAAAGTTGCAGGTCTATCTTTTCCATTATTCATGGCCAAGGTAAACGATGTCACACATTTACCTGTCTGCGTATATCTACACTCTGGATCCTTTGTTAAACGTCCTAAGAAAATACATTTATTCATTCGTGTTCCTCCCCGACAAACATTGCTGCCGCCAGAATTGTTATTGTTATGCTGATTACTGCTACCGCATAAGGATTTATTGAGCAGCACCACCTTGTATAGCACTTCTCAGAATCTGCTCAAACCTTCCATCACTTGGCTTTTCGTTCAGTCGATGGAATCCGTTCAATTGCCGCTGATTGCGTCTATGGCGTTGTTGCCATGCGATATGTTGATTTGGTGATATTTTAATCATTGGCTATCTCTCCCTCACCATCTACAAATGCCACCACCGTTCCCATTGAGCTCTTTATCCACCCCACTGCTTTTTCATCCCAAAAACTCAATCCATCGTCCGATATTTTATAAATTCCGTTTTTCCAAATAAAACTTTCATTTAATTCTTTCCCTATACTTTGTGCGAGCACTGCCCATAATGGTTTTATTTTAATTACCTCTTTTTCCGTTTGTTTAATTTCTGCTATTTTCTCCTTGATAATCTCTTCTTGCATCCGATACCGGTTTTCGAACAGAGGGCAATAATCTTCCTCGTCATATTGCGTCATAATGCAAAAATCCGTTTTAAAAATTCGTCCCCAAAATCCTCTTAATTCAGCTCGTTTTTCGTGTCCGCACCATACTTTTACTTTACCGTTATATCTATCTCTTTTAGTACACCTATATTTACATCTATTGTTAATAAATATCCTGCTCACTTTTATCCCTCCATTTGCTGTGGCTTTGCATTATCAGTAAAAGCATGGCACTCAACACATTTTTTTAAATATGATTCTGTTGAACAATCTATCAAGCCGTAACAAAAACATCTATGATCCTGCAGTCCATATTCATTTCTTGATATTTGAGCCTCCTTGCAATCATCATCCAACGATTTACCCCGTATCTTTTCACGCGATATTATCATTTCTTCCGCCATTTCTAATGGATGATATTCCCAAGATAATTTATTTAATCCGGTATGCCTCTTTGTCCAGGCATTTTCGCCCTCTTTACCAAATCCTCCCGGTATCGTTTCGTCGTATTCGACTAAATACATAAAATCACCAAGCAGACAGTTCTTTCCGGCTATAGTTCCTTTGTATTCCCTATCCCCAATCGGCCCATATATTGTCTTTTTTATCCTTGTTCCAATCTGTAAGGGAAGATTTTTATCCATTATGTCATCCCATTCTGTTTTATCCATTATTTATCCCAGCTTTCTTCCTCATTTCTCTAACCGCCCTATCACAATGTCTGCGCCGCTGGCTTTTAGCTCGATTCTCAGCCTTGCGGCGACGCATGATATTTTGAATTGCCCTATTTGCCGTTGGATCATTCATTTCTTCACCGCCAACTCTTCGGAAAGCCCAGCTTGTTCAACCTCACGCCGTTCCTTAAGCTCAGACAGTGCCGAAAGCCACGGCAGGTCATGCTCATAGGCAGAAAGAATATCTATCATATTTTTAAGCATCTTATCACTGATTCTGTCCATTATGGCGTTCCCTCCAAAATTTATCGATTTCATCAACAGCCTTTTTCCAAGCGTCTGGATCAAAGCATTTTTCATATCCGTCAAATCCTTCGTCTATGATATCCGTAATCATCACGCAAGCTGACGTCTCTTGTAACTGTGCGTCGGGATAGCGTTCATATCGCGGTTGAATGATTCCGATAAACTCGTCTAAATCGGAATACGGAACACGCACCCATGTGATAATATCTTGATGCTCCTCAGAAAATGCTATTCCCGTTTCATGAGTCATTAAGAAGTGGTACAACTCTTTCTCTTTCAATTTAGTCCCCCATTTCTTTTCAATACGCATTTTTTAATCTTTATTTTCGGTACAAAACATCCCCAAAGAAAGAATCCAGGTCTACCTACCCGACATCTTCTCTTGAACTTTCTGCAAAATAAGCACGATTTATTGAGTGCGTGCCACATAATAACCTGCCGATACACATATTTTAGCTTTCTCATGCTTTTTTCGCCCCGTTCAACCTGTCTGTGGCTGATTATGTCCATTTTTAGCCCTCCGATTCCATGATTCTATGGCTTCTCCATCTGTCATATATGATTCAGGGATCATAGCTCCGCATTTATCGCAAACAACTAAACTCCACGATTCTAAGTATTTTCCATTTGTCTCATAAACGTGTGTAACCCTCGGCTTGTTTTTGCATTGACATAATATCAAATTCCCCATCACCAAGGTCCTTCGTTAAAAATCTTCATTCCTTGCATATTAGCAGGCATCGAACTGCACTCATTTTTATTCTTTTTACCATGCGAAACATATACCTTGCCGTATTCTTCCGACAATATCTCATATTTTTTTCCAACTTCAAAAACAACATTTTTTTTAAAATCACAAATATTCATTTCGAACATAGCGTAATCCATCATTCATCGCCATCCTCTATCTTGATTACGATTCGACCATTGCCCTTAATCCGTTTACGATATGTGGGCGACAAATAAAAACGAACCGTATTCGGGGTAACATTCATGATTTTTGCTAATTCATTCACCGTACCCATAGCAATAAATTTGTCACCTTTATAAAGTGCATATCCATCTGTCATGATTATTTTTTCCTCCGAAAGTTTTTCTCTACCCACGCAATCTTGTCTGCAACTTTCACAAATTTAATCACGTAATAAATTCCAATAAGCGCGGTTATACCTATAGCAATCCAAATATTCACGACCGTTCCCTCCGCTCATAAACCTGCGCCGCATATTCTCCGACCGTCATCCGTGGTACATCCACCTTCACCGCTACTTCTTTATCCGTGCGATCTACTATCTCAGCGTCATTTGCAATGCTAGATTTCTCAAATACCTCAACAGGCCAATTTTCATATTGCCCACCATGAAGTATTGTCACCATTTTTATGCCACTTTTTCGTTCATAAGCTTCCGCCCGTGCAATCCATTTCTCACGCTCTTTATCCATCAGCCGCCCTCCTAAAATAGCTCAATTTGTTCGTCCTGCAAGCTAACGCTCTCCATCATTTTTATCAATGGCGCTATTTCACTTCGCCTCAAACTTTGAATATTGCCTTTGTAACGAGTAATCTCAGCACAATATGCCACGGTCTTATACTGCGCTGGCCGCAAGATCAGCATGAATAAATCTTTGCCTTTGTATTGCTGCAGCACACCATGCAGATATCTTATGGCTTGAACGATTTCATTTGCACACATCAGCTCGCACCGCCCTCTAAAACTTCAAACTTGCGGCCCACATTACCAATCAGCTCTTGCACTTTGTGTTGTGGCATCATATCGAGCACGGCAACGTTTTGCGCTGTTTCTTTCTTGCGACTCAATATGCCGTTATAAATATCTCGAAACTGTGCTCGCGCTGTATTCATATCTTTTGCTGGCAGATAGCAGAGGCTTGTCCATCCCATATTTAATGCCGCCCGTTTAATCTCCGGAGTAGAAAATACCGGCTCCTTATAAACAAATGCATCATGCACCTGCCTAATGACCTCTCGCCATGCTTCATCCACCGATGGAACCTCATTGCCGACTGCCGTTGTCTTAATGCTTTTCGCCGCTTCAAAGATTTCGGCCACAGCCGGGAAAAATGTGTGTGTCATTGCAAGTTTTGCCATTGCTGCAGATATCGCTGCCGGTGGCAATGGCTTAAGCAAGGTCACATAAAGCGCCAGCCCTTCATCATCAAGCTTTGATTGGGGAAATGCTTTGAGATACGTTGATAAAATCTTAACGACTGGATCTATTTCTACCATATCGATCCCTCCAATATCTTCTGAGCACCAGCGGCTATATCATAGGCACTGCGTGTGCCCTTATTTTTTACAAGTGTTTCTTCCGGTAATTCATCTTCCCATCGTCGCTGATTAAGCCAAGTTGCCGGGTTTGGAATATACTGTCCGTTGTCTTTTCGCCATGCAGAAGATTGTTTTGCATCGGCAATAGCCCCCATAATCTGGTCTTGGAGTTCTTGACCCGGCTTAATCTTCGCATATGCTTTTTCTGCAGCTCCCTTTCCGACCTTCCGAGGATAGGCTGACCAAAATTCATCAAACCGTTTTTGAGAAGGGGTCCGTTCTTTTTCTCCCCCGTGGCGATTTTCGCCATCTTCACGCGCGTTATGTTTTATATTACTCAATGTATTACTAAAAGATGTATTATTAATACCTGTATTATTCTCCTCGTCGTTTTCACCTATAGGGCTCTCGGTGCTTTCACCGTGAGGGGTCTCAGTATTTTCACCTATACCCCCTAGTTGTTTTTGCCCATACCCTATAGTTGTAAATAGCACTCTTTCTTTGACCTGTTTTGTTCCCGGAACATACTTTATAGTGATTTCCAAATACTTTCTTTTTACCAATCCACTGATTAATTTTGATACACGATCTTTGCTTATACCCAGAAACTTTGCCAAATATTGGTTTGTTGCCCAGCAGCCTTTTTCCCCGCACAAACTATCAATTTCTACAAGAAGCATTTTTTCCATGATGCTCAGATTTTCATCGAGCCATATTTCCTTGGGAATCCATACTCCCTTAAAATCTCTATCCACGTTCTCACCTCACTATTACGCTTTGCTTGCTATAATGGACGCATGTTCCGCTTTCATTGAATCCAATAAAATGTCATAAAAATGATTATTCAGCTCAACCGCTTGCTCAATGCTTAATTTTCCCGAAGAATCCACACCATATTTCTCATGAATAATTTTCTTTATCTCAGCCGGCTTAAAGTTCACTTTTTTAGCATTACTCGCTATATTTCTTAAAATCGTTTTTTTATCCATTGCATCTGACATACATAGCATTTTCAAAGCCTTGCAGATTGCAATATCAATAGCATTGTTAATCAGATCCGGTTTATCGCCTACCACTACACCGCCGACTGAAGGAATCGCCTCGCTCCATTGACGATTGCATTTAAGATACAAGTCAATGCGCACAAACAGCATAATTTTACCGGGCATCTTACTTTCAAACCGCTCAACAATTCGATATTTCCAACCGAATCCGCACATACCAAACTGAGTATTTAAAACATGATATACTTCCTGTGGCAGCGGATTATAAGGCAGTTCTTCAAGTTGTTTTTTTAACTGCTCATATTTCGCCTTATCCATTGTTATTTGCCGCATTTTACACAGCCTCCTCAATATTTTAAGAACCGCTTATCGTATAAGCGACAATGTACTTTAATAATTTTTTTATCCTGTTATCTACAGGTAAACATTCCCTTTTGTCGAATATAATCAGTAAAAAGGGGGACTTCATATCGAATATCTACCAATAATTATTTCCTTATTTTCTCTTGGCGTTTCTTTCATTACTTTGTACCGACAACGAAAGCATATTACGGTTACTTGGGATCAAGATCTTCTTGTCTTAAACCCTAAAACAGATATTACTATCGCAGGAGAACCTTACCCAGCAGATGCGGTAGTTGCTTTTTCCTGCACTTTAAAGATTGTTAATCCTAGCAAATGTGACATGTCATTCTTTGATTTGCGTGCTTTTAATCCAAACACTAACGCAAATCATTACATTCTCACCAAAAGAACAATAGTACCAAATCTTAAGGATTCTTCAATACTAGTATCACCGTCATTCAAAAACAAAAATAATCAGATGCCTCAATTTTTTATTACAATCCCAGAAAGAAATTTTGGTACCCTTAAAGCTGGCTCGTTTTCCCAAATTGATATTCTAATTTACGCAAACAAGAATATTAAGTTAGATCATCACATCATGATTTCTTTTAAAATAGCGGATACTACCCTTTTTCAACGAAGCCCTTATTCAAATACCAATCGCAAGAAATATAAAGCCTATCATGTTAATTATTGTCTTGATGGGTATGAAGAGTTTATTGCAACCTCCACAAACAATAGCTTGCAATAATAAATGCACCGATTGAAAAAAGCACTGCAATTGGAAGCCAAAAATCTGTCAATACCCAATCACTTTCATAAGTAATAATGCGAATTTCTCGTTTATCTCTATGCCATTCTTCAAGTTTAAGCTTGAGTTCAGTATTTTCTTTTGTAACCGACATTTAATTAGCCCCTTTCTTGATATCATTCATCTAAGGGAGTAAGCATTATATTTGCTCCTTTGTCCGGCAAGGGATGAAGCCCAAAACGTTTTCTTACTTCATTTACGCACAAAGGTTTTTTTTCATCTATTTCTTTTAGCATTGCGGCAATTTCTTTTTGAGTCTTGTTACAGCAAGGCTCTTTTTCTTTTAAAGACCCCATTGTTACACTACTTTCTTTTGCTCCCAATTCTATATGATGTAACATTTTCTTCATTCTCCTTAATAATTTGTATAAACTACAATAACCGCTACTAACAGCACGATTCCCATTACACGCCAACCATGATTCGTCAGTGGCATCATCCTCTGTGCTGCTTTAAACATAAACGAATCGCTCCTATCTTGAGATATTTTCCTAATTCTTTTGCTGTCATCATTCTGCAATATCCATAATGTTTGATTTTCATATAAAATCCATCTCCAGTATGTTATAATTTACGTACAAAATATTTTTAAATTCTTAAATCCGTGTGAGTTCCCGCTCATGCGGATTTTTCTTTTTCAGACTTTCCTTGCATGTATTCCGTGAGGCCAAGCTTATAGCGCACCTCCAATTC